GCTGCGGGAGGCGCTGCTGCCATCGGTATTGGCACCCCTCGTTCATCGTCTGCATCAGCCATTACTAACCCTCCTGTTTGTTGGGCCGTAGAATGGTAGAGCCACCTAATACTGAGGAACCGTGATGCGCAGAAATGTGATAGATAGGCGTTGCTTGTCGTGTGGTGCGCCCCTTGCCGAATGCCCGGAATGCGGTGAGTTCTTCCACCCCACGCGAAGCGATCACGTTTACTGTCGCGGGAGGTGCGTTACGCGTAAGTTGCGAAGGGATGCGCGCAGTAGCCGCAAGACAGATACCATTCCGCTACCCAAACCCCCTACTGAGTAACCCCCCATGGCACTTGTAAGCATGGCAACTGAAGACGACGCGGTATACGCGCCGAGCGAACCCAACCCGTATGGCTACGGGCTTTGCTTGCGATTGACGGAAGAACAAGTCGAGGCCCTTGGACTGGCCGCGAACCCACCCAAACCCGGTACGAAAGTCGGCCTGCGCGCTATGGCTTTCGTCCAGTGCGTGAACCAGGAGCTGGACGATGACGCCGATCCGGACGACCCGAATGGCATCGACGTGTGCATGACGCTTCAGGTGACGGATCTGGAAGTAACGCCGGCAGGCGCCGGCACCACGCAGGATGCGGCCTCAATGCTTTACAGCTCATAGGTAGACGACATGGCAGAGAAGAACTTCATCGCGGATGCAACCGCAAATGCTCATGGCCAGTTTCGGGCCAAGGCCAAGAAGGCCGGTAAGTCCACGGCGGAGTTCGCACGGATGCATGAACACTCGCCAGGCAAGTTAGGAAAGCAAGCTCGACTGGCCTTGACGCTTATGGGGTTGCATCACACGTCCAAGTCGGACGGTCAGGCGAGCAAACTTTACGATAAGAAATAGGCATATACGTGCCTATGTTAAAAATGCTCTAGGATATGCGCATGGAACGAGACCCGTTTGACATTGAAGGTGCCGAGGCGGCTGAAGCGGAACGCGAACAACGCGCGAAGCTTGAGGCGCTGCGAGTGGCCGAGGATCTTAAATGGCTCCTGAGTTCTAAAAGGGGACGGCGCATCGTTTTTCGCCTTCTGCAAGAAACGGGTATTTACCGATCATCGTTCAATACCAACGCCTTGCAGATGTCGTTTAACGAAGGCAACCGCAACACGGGCTTGAAGCTCCTGGCGGCAATAACCGAAGCATCCCCAGAACGCTACACGGAAATGATCGAGGAATCTAAACAGTGACGACTGAAGCCAACGCAGCACCGGCAGCCGAAAATACCACGACGCAAGCCAGTGCCCCGGATTCCAACACTGCTACTTCACTGGTAACGGGCGCTCCGGCGACCGAAGCTGTCAAGCCAGCAGAGGCTACGACCGAAACACCAGCCACGGAACCGGCTGCGCCTCCCGTCAAGGAAGAAGCCAAGGCCCCGGAAGTCAAACCGACCGAGCGTGTGACGCCCGAAAAGTATGAATTCAAGGCCCCGGAAGGCACCCAGCTTGACCCCGAGTTAGTAGGCACTTTCGAGACCACAGCCAAGGAGCTGGGACTGACCCAGAGCGAGGCGCAAACCCTGGTCGAGAAAATGGCGCCGCAGATGGTGGCCGCGCAGGAAGCGGCACGTACTGCGGTCGTTACGCAATGGACTGCAGATGCCAAGTCTGACAAGGAGTTCGGCGGGGACAAGCTGAACGAGAATTTGGCCGTAGCCAAGAAAGCGTTAGATGCGGTTGGTACGCCGGAACTCAAGGAACTGCTGGAGAAGACGGGGCTTGGCAACAATCCCGAGATCATCCGGGCGTTCTACAGAGTCGGCAAGCAAATCAGCACGGGTTCGTTTGTGCAAGGCGGTAAAGCGCCGGTCTCCCAATCGGGGAATGCAGCAAGCAAACTCTATCCCGATATGCCATAAGGCACTGTTAAAAGGTAATCGAAAATGGCCGTTCTCAGCACTGGCGCATTAACACTCGCAGACTGGGCAAAGCGTCTCGATCCGGACGGGAAAGTTCCCGTCGTGGCCGAACTGCTCAGCCAGTCCAATGAAATTCTGGAAGACGCGGTTTTCATGGAAGGCAACTTGCCGACCGGCCACCGTGTCACTATCCGTACCGGCTTGCCTGCCGTGTACTGGCGTTCGCTGAACCAAGGTGTGCCATCCAGCAAATCGACCACTGCGCAAGTGGACGAATCTTGCGGCATGCTCGAAGCGTACAGTCGCGTGGACAAGGATCTGGCCGAACTCAATGGCAATACCGGGGCCTTCCGTCTTTCGGAAGACAGCGCTTTCCTGGAGGCCATGAACCAGACCCAAGCCCAGACCATGTTCTACGGCAACCCTGCGACCGACCCTCGCCAGTACCTGGGCCTGGCTACTCGCTACGGTGCGATCTCCGGTGCGCCTAACGCGCAGAACATCCTGAACGGCGTGGGCACCGCTGGCGCCACTAACACCAGCATCTGGCTGGTCGTTTGGGGTGACAACACCGTGTTCTGCCCTTTCCCGAAAGGATCGAAAGCGGGCCTCGTGCAAGAGGATACCGGCCAGTTGACCGTCTATGACGGGAATAACAACCCGTACCAAGCGTTCCAGACCCACTACCAATGGAAGAACGGTCTGGTGGTCAAGGACTGGCGTTATGTGGTCCGCATCGCGAACATCTCCGTGACTAACCTGGTGTCCAACACCACGCCAGCGGACTTGATCGCTTTGATGTCCCGTGCACTGGACCGCGTACCGAACCTGGGTATGGGCCGTGCCGCGTTCTACATGAACCGTACCGTCTACAGCTTCCTGCGCCTGCAAGCATTGAACAAGTCGAACTACGCCCTGGCCGTTGAAAAAGGCCTGAACCAGTTCGGTTCGCCTCAATCCTGGATGGCGTTCGAAGGCGTGCCTCTGCGCCGCGTAGACCAGATCCTGACCACCGAAACGCAGATTTCGTAATGGGCAGTCAATTTATCATCTGGTCCGAGCCCTGGCCCGCGCGCCCTTCGTTGGCGCCGTGGCAATACTACTTGTCGCTTATTCCGGCAAGTGGTCAACTTATTCGCTGAGGTACGCAATCATGATCTTAGATGCACTGCTCCAGTTTTCCGGAACGCTGAACCCAACGGCCGGACAGCTCCTGAACAAGGCGGCCGGGACCTACACTTCCGATAACGTCATCGACACGGCAGGCGTGGGCCTCTTCTCCCAAGCGCGTGACCTGGGCAAAGGCCGCGACCTCAATGTCATGATCGAGGTCACTCAAGCTTTCGCCGGCGGGACTTCGCTGACCGTCAACCTCGTTGAGGCAGATGATGCGGCGATCTCGGTCAACGTCCAGACACTCACGTCTACGCCGGTCATTCCCCTGGCCAGTCTGACCTTGGGCCAGCAGATCCCGCTGCACTGGGATCGCGTTGAGCCTTTCGCGCAACGTCGCTACATCGCAGTGACCTACACCATCGTAGGCACCATGACCGCAGGGGCCGTTGTTACTTTCGTCGTGGATACCGTCCAGGACAAAGGCAACAACACCATTTTCAACAGCGGTTTCAGCGTATCGTAACCGGACTCGCGGGGTTTCGGCCCCGCGATCTCCTAAGGAGACCACGCCATGGCTATGGCTCGCGCTTTAGTGAAACTGGTGCACAACTGCGTTCTCCGTCTGGAGGGCGATATTTTTGAATACGAGGGCAAGCTCAAGGGCTTGGCCGAAGAGGGTATGGAGTGGGTAACGCCGAAGTCTGACAAGGCGTACGCAAAAGCCCAAGCCGAAGCTTGGGCGGCTTTGCGAGCCAATGTAGATGCCGCAGAGGGGCGCTACCACGACATCCAAAGCCAATTGACCGCTGATCCGAGTCGGGGGGATCTGGTAGCTCAGGTGCTGGATGCGGAAACCAAACTGCAAGAAGCCCAAGCCGCCTTGGCCGCAGCCGACGTCCCCGCACCGGCGCCGGAAACACCTGATGTCAGCACCGATCTGGTTTAACTCCCAGCGGGAATCTTGACGGGGCTAAGGCCCCGTTCTTTTTAAGAGGTGGATCATGGCATCGGAAACTGATATCTCAAATCTGGCCCTGGCCAACATCGGTGACGCGGCCACGGTTGTTTCTCTCAGTCCTCCTAGCGGCAGCGTCCAGGCGGTTCACTGCGCGCGGTTTTATCCGATAGCGCGAGACACGTTGCTGGAAATGCACCAATGGGACTTCACCACGAAACGGGTAAGCCTGCCGCTTTTGACGGAAGTGCCGCCTAGCTCTTGGCAGTACGCCTATGCGATGCCGAGTGACGTTCTCAACACCCTCGAGATCCTCGACCCGCAGGCGACCGACGATTACAGCGCGGGACTGATCCAATATGGCAGCTACACCGGGCCGCTCGGCGCCATGGTCAGTGTGTACACGCCGCAGCCCTACTGCATTGAGCTGGATTCCACGGGAGCTTCAGTGCTTTACACGAACCAGCAAAACGCCATCTTGCGCTATACCGGCAAGGTGACGGACACCACAACCTTCCCGCCGACCTTCGTCACCGCCCTGGGGTATCTGCTGGCCTCTATGCTGTCCGGTCCGGTCATCAAGGGCCAGGAGGGCCGAGCTGAAGCCAAGGCTCAGTACCAACTCTTCCTCGCGGCCTACGGCCAAGCTGTGGACTCCGACGCCAATCAACGGCGGGTGCATCCGATCCAGAGCGTTGGCTGGATTGCAAACAGGTAATTGATATGGGCGATAAATCGCTAGACCGTTCCTTCGCCGCTGGTGAACTCACCCCCGAAATGTTCGGCCGTGCCGACCTGAGCAAGTACCAAACAGGCTTGGCCCTATGCCGCAACTGCATGGTGCTGCCCCACGGGCCAGTCATGAACCGGCCAGGGACCGAATTCGTGCGCGAGATCAAGAACAGCGCGAACCCGGCTCGTCTCATTCCGTTCACATTCAGCTTCACGCAGACCATCGTTATCGAAGTGGGCGCCGGGTATTTCCGTTTCCACAGCCAAGCTGCGACCATCCTAAGCGGCGGTGTGCCGTATGAGATAACCAACACCTTCACGCAATCCGAACTCCAGGACATCCACTACGTCCAGTCGGCAGACGTGATGACTCTGGTCCATCCGAACCATCCAGTACAGGAGCTGAGACGCCTGGGGCCAACCAACTGGACGTTGACCCAACCTGTCTTCACGGTGCCCACCTTCTGCCCTACAGGCGTCGCTGCGGTCGCCACAATGCCCCACGGCGCGGGCAACCAGTTCAACCGCAACTACGTCATCACCACGGTGCAAGTGGGCGACCTTCAAGAGTCGATCGCCTCGAATGTAAGTCCTGCTGTCTCCAACGATCTGACCTTGCTAGGGAACTTCAACACTGTCTCCTGGACGCTCCCGGTTGGCGTTACGCCTATCCGCTTCAACGTCTACGTGCTTATCAATGGCCTGTACGGTTACATCGGCCAGGCAGCGCCAAACGCGACTAGTTTTGTTGACAACAACATAACGCCGGATTCGACGCGCACGCCGCCTATCTACGATGCAGGGTTCAATGATGCCCCGGGAAACTACCCTGGCGCAGTCTCGTATTACCAGCAGCGCCGCTGCTTCGCCGGCTCGCTAAACGCGCCGCAGAATGTCTGGATGACAATGAGCGGCACTGAAAGCAACATGACGTACACCATCCCGACCACTGCGCAGAACCGGATCGCGTTCCGGATCGCTGCGCGAGAAGCCTCGGGTATCCGCCATCTCGTGCCTGTAGCCAACCTCGTGATGTTGACCGCGAGCAATGAATGGCGTTGTTCGTCCACCGATGGCTCCGCGCTCCAGGCCGATAACCTCAACGTCCAGGCGCAGAGCTATATTGGCGCCAACAATGTGACGCCGATTGTCGTGGGTAACGCAATCTTATTCAGCCAGTCGCGTGGCGGCCGTATCCGCGAAATGGCATACAACTGGCAGTCGCAGGCGTACTTGACCAACGATATCTCTGTGCTGGCTCCGCATCTGTTCGACTACAACAGCATCATCGACATGGCGTTTAGCCGGGCGCCGTATCCTGTTCTGTATTGCGTGTCGAGCAATGGCAACCTGTTGGGCTTGACCTACGTCCCCGAGCAACAGGTAGCGGCATGGTTCCATCATGACTTCAGCGGCGCCGTCGAAGCGGTGACGACCATCACCGAACAGCCCACCGGCACCAACGCTGCCGAGGATATGGTCTATGTCATTGTGAATCGGACCCTCAACGGGGTGACGAAACGGTACATCGAGCGCTTGCACACGCGGTACTACAACACGCAATCGGATGCGTTTTTCGTGGATAGCGGGGCCTCGAACGCCTTGTCCGGCTCCTTCAATTGGGCCGCCACAACCATCACGATCTCGATGATTGCACACGGACGTTCGCCAGGAGACAGCAGGTATTTCACCTTCAGCAACCCTGCGCTCTCCGGCCAGTACACCGTGCTCGCTACA